AGGGGGTGGAGGGGGTGGAGGGACGATGACCGGTGCCTCGTCCACGACCGTCAGAATTGCACCGCCTGTGTAGATTCGCACGGTCATATTAGAGACCTAGCGCAGCGATAGCGTCTAGATCGGTCTGACCTTCAACGGTCGCTGCATCCGTTGTCTTGCGGGTGTTGGCCCGGGCCTTGATTTCGGCGATGGCTGATTCCAACGCCATGATGCGCGCCTGAGCCGTTGCCAGCGCCGCGGACTGATCGACCGGCGGATCCCCATCGATGACGATGGGCGCCGCTTCGGTTGCGGAGTTGTAATAAAGTTTCATGTTGTGCTCCAATAAAACGCCGAGGGCAGCCCGATATCGTCGGCCTGGTGAGCCGGCCAAGCAAGCGTGATAGCAGTGCTGTCCGCCCGATAAGTGGGAGACGGCACGGCTTAGGTCAGCTGGGCTTTGAACGTGAACTGGATCGAGTCGCCGTTCGCCAGGTTGACGACAGCGAACGTGGCCGACAGGAACAAGCTGCCGGCGGTCGAGGCGTCGAACAGCCCAGCCTCGTCGACGACGCGCGCCGCGGAGGCGGTCACAGTGCCGAGGACCTGATAGGTGTCGCCGGTTGTGGTCGTGGTGACGATCGATTCCGTGCCGGACGTACGCGCCTCCACGGCAGTCGACAGGGCGGTGTCGCCGACGACGGCGGTACGGGCGGCGCCGGTTGCGCCTACGCCCATGCCGATGAACTTCGGCGAGGTCGTGTAGGTGGCTGGCGTGGTGCGGATGCGGTCAGCAAAGATAGCCTTGCCGATGGTGGTGATAACGGTTGCAGTTGCGAATGGCATGGTGGGCCTCTTTGCGAATGGCGCTTACGCGCTGATTGCTCGACGCGCCCAAAAGGCGAGACGTCGGAGCGGGTTCTGGTGCCAGTACGCGATGACCCCAAGGTCTTCGCTGCCCTGCGGCTGCGGGCATGGTTTGCCGAATTGACCATGCCAGTAGACCTGGGCTTTCTGGTTCGGCGAACATCCGCAGCGAGTAACGATCGCGCTGACCTCCACCATCTTTTTGCCTTGCGTTCCGACTACGTTCACGGAGTTCCCTTTGTGATTTCTTTCGAGAGAGTTACTGGGCCGTACGTGAGTCTCGTGACTACGCCGGTGGCGCTCATGAGCTCGAGGTCGTAAACCGCGGCGGTGAAGCTGAGCGCGGCCGTGTCAGTGGCGGTGATGTCCACCTCCACCAGCGCGAAGGCACTTAGGGTGATGCCCCCGTTTTCCGTAGTCAGCGAGACCAGCGCTGCAGTCGCGCTGTAGCTCGTCTTGACCTTCATGCGCGCGGTGTAGCCCGCCAAGTCAACAGGGGGGGTGAGCTTGAGGAAGCCGGCGACGGTCGGGGCCGCCAGCCCAGTGGTGTTCACGTCGAGCGAGAGGGTGTTGGCGTCGATGTAGGTCGCGTAGCTGCGGTCGGCCGGCAGCTCCGACTCGGAGTTCAAGATGACTGGGGCGCCGGTGACGCCGAGCACCGTGACAGGCGTGTCGCCCGCAGGCAGGCCGTGGGCAGTGACGGTCAGCAGCGTCGGATACCCGCGCGTGACGGCAGTAATCGTCTTGATCACATCGGCGCCGGCGTACCAGTAGATCGGGACGTGGAAGGTCGCGCCTTGGAGGATCACGAGTGGTAGCTTCTTAGCCATCACAGGCCTCCGTAGGAGATCAGACGAGGTTTGTGCTTGCGCTGCGACTTCGCGATCTTCGCGAGCGCGCAGTACGCTGTGAACTTCGCCAGCTCTTCGGGGGCGCGGGTCTTGTCGTAGGTGTCGGCGTTCTGCTTCGAGTAGGCTAGGTGCTTCATCCAGAGCAGGAGGGCGCGCTGGTGCTGCTCCGCCACTTCGAACTCCGCCTCGGTGGTCAGCGCCTCCAAGGGCAGGCGGTCGATGACCAGGTCAATGGTGTCGTTGGCCTCGGGCACCTGGACGAGTCGGATCAGGCCCTCGTCCATACCGATGACGATCGCCAGCACCGGCCCTGCGGTGTTCATGTACTGCCGCGTGTACTGGCGGCTGTTGTCGGCATGGCTCAGATCCTCGTAGTTGAGGACCTTGACGTCGCGCTCCGTGCTGCGCAGCGCCGCGCCGCGGATGTTCATGATCTTCTGCGAGTACGGCGCGGTCTTCTCACCGCTGGTGATGGGCAGCTCGCACAACGTCGACGTCGAGTCCTGCAGCCCGCCGGTGAGCTGGCAGAACATGGACTCGGCGTCGGTCATGTAAGACCACACCTCGACGTCGCTCCACAGGTACGGCGCCGACGTGTCGACCACGTCAGCGCGGAACAGCCCATAGAGCGCCAGCGGCGTCATGTCACGCCTTCGCCAGTTCGTTCTTGACCTTGTTCCAGATCGGGTCGAGCTCTTCGTCGCCCACGCTCAGCTTCGTTTCCTTGGCCAGCGTGTTCTTGTTCGGCTTGCCGCCGGCGGTGAAATCACCCGGCTGGTTGCGCAGGGCCATCTTGCGCACGGCGTCTTCGATGGCCGGGCCGCGGTCGTTCTCGTCGATCGCCTTCTGCTTGATGTCTTCCAGCACGACGCGCACGGCGGCGTCACCCTCGTCGACTACCTTGCCTCCAACCGCGATCACCGCGGCGACGAGCTTGCTCGGCACCTCGACGGCGACGCCGGGGGCAAAGCGGAACGAGAGGCCGATCTTCGAGACAAATACGAACTCGTCCGTGCGGTTCATCAACATCTTCATTTGCTGTGGCTCCTAGACTGCCTGAGCGGCCGCTTGTAAATCCCTCGAAAGAGTTCGAGTCCGGCGCCCGTTAAGAAAATCGCCCGGCAGCTCCAAAAACTTCTCTTGGACCTTCAACCAGACGAGGTAGAAATCAGGTGGTGCGACTACCCTTCGGGCGGAGCCCCCAGCGCGCGAGATCCGAGGGCTGGACGCTCGAGGGTGGTTGAGCCCCGCGACCTTCACATTCACGCTATGAAACACGGCGTCTCGCTCAATGACAAAATCGTAAGAAGCGTTGTGCACCAGAGAAACGAGAATTCGATACCCCCGCTTCGCGTAGTACGCGTGACCCAGCAACTCCGCGGCATCCCAGTTCAAGATAGATGGGGAGAGGCTTGTGGCCCCTCCCCGCCCTCTTAGGTCGGGTACGCCTCGTTGGCACGACCGTCGACGATGAAGTCGACAACCAACAGGCCGACGCCCGTGGTGCAGACGTCCGCGTTGGTGATCTGCACCCGGATCGGCAGGCCGCCGACGTTCTTGTAGCCGGGAGCCAGAAGTGCGCTGACACCGACCGCCTTCACGTCTGCGGTTGCGAAGTACCGATCAGCGTCGACGCTGTCGCCGACGATCACGGCGAACGACGCCGTATCGAAGGCCGTCGTCCGGACGATCGACCCGCCGGTGACAATCGAGCCCACCGGCATATTGATGATGTCGAATGACGTCGCGGCGATGTTCGTCAGACCGAAGTCCTTCGACGCCGCCGTGATGTCCAGCATCGTGTCGCTGAAGGTGAATGCGAAGCTGGCCGTCAGTTTGAACTGAGCCGAGCGCGCTGCTTTGAGGATAGCCATGGTCAGTTCCTTTTAGACGGCGGTGTAGCAAACGATGACGCCGAAGTCCTGCACGGTGTTACCCGAGTACATCGAGTTGAACTTGGGCTTCAACATGCCCGTCACCTTGCCGACTTCGATGCCTTGCTGGTTGTCGTAGTCGAAGCCCTTCTCGTTCCACTCAGCGGTGCCGATGTCGGCAAAGCCCAGCGCCTGAGCGCCGCAGAACAGGAGGTATTGGCCCTCAACGTCGAGGCCCACGCCGAACTTGCCGACGCCCGACGCCGCGCCCGAAGTGTTCGGGACGTGGCGGAACTCGTGCAGGTACAGGCCGTCCATCTTCACGACGTCGCCGGTGAACAGCCCGTTGTCCTCGCCGCGCTTTTGGGCGTAGCGGAGATTCGCGATGTAGTCCGGATCCAGCTTCAAGGCCGCCATGCCATCCGGCGTCATGAAGACGTGGTAGGACTCTTCGCCGCCTTCGCTGCGCACGCCGCGCATGTATTGATTCTTGGCGTAGGCTTTCAGGCGCACCAGCATCTTGTAGGACGGGGTGTCAGCTGCGACGACGTCAGTCGTGGCGGCGGAGGTGACCACCGCCAACGTGCCGAAGTCCCAGCGCACGCGCCGGGCGGAGGTGGCCTCCGACACGTCTGCGGCGTACTCGAGCTGCGGGAGGTCCGAGATCACGCGCGTCGAGCCGTCGGGCTTGGTCGTGTAAGCCAAGCCGGCGAGCGTCAGGAACGCGAGCTGGTCGGTGCGGTCGGCGAGCCAGTACGACAGCTGGTCTTTCGCGGCTTCGCGGAAGTTGATGATCGACTTTTGGTCGGCCATCTTGCCTTCGTGGCGCGCGGCGTTGCGCAGCTGGTCAACGCGGATGACCTGGTCGTAGGACTTCAGGCCCTCTTCGTTGCCTTCCAACTGGCGGTCGCCGGCAACGCCGTCGCCTTCCATGTCGGCCAGCAGCGTGATGACAGCGCGGGCGCCCTTCTTCGACTGGGTCAGCTCGGTGATGTGGTGCACCATCGAGTTCGCACTCTTGCCCAGGAACTTGTTGATGAACGACATGTTCCGTGCGGCTTTCCACGTGTCCATCGACCAGACGGTCTTCTGCTCCGTGGTGAGCAGGCTGAAATTGGTCATCGTCATGATGCGCCTCTCTTCAGAATTGAAGATTTGTACTTAGACGAGTGGCCTTTAACGCCGGCCAATCTAAGGAGGCGGATGCACGCTCTGACGCGGCGCGGGGCGGCCCCACTGTCGCAGGGGCGCTCGATAAGCGCATGATACTACGTAACAATGTCGCCGCGCAACTTCGATTTCTCGTCTGCAGTGAGTTTGCTGAAGGCGTCGTAAGACATGCTGGAAGGTTTGGCCGTTGTTAGACCCGACTTGTCAGAGTCGAGCCCGGTCTTCAGCTCGGGCGCCTGGCGATTCGCCGCGTCCGTGGCAGCCTTGACCGCGCCGGCCTTGCGCTCGGCCTCGATCTTCCCTTTGGCGGCCGGCGCCGCGGCCGGTTCAGAATCGAGACCAAACTTGGCCACAGCCAGCTCGACTGCCTCCCGCAAGGCCTCAGCCGGCGACGAGCCGGTGCGCTCGAAGCGGTCCTGCAGACCCGCCACAAAGTCGACCTGTTCCTGGCTGTAGTCGGCGTGAGCATCGTCGAAGACTGGGTAGTTGGCCTTGTAGAGGTCCACCAGCTCGGTGATCGTCTGGACGTTGTTGGCCTCGCGCCCGTGAGCGTTGGCCAGCTCGGCAGACTCGATCGCGCTGATCCGGCGGTTGGCCGCCAGGATCTCCTTCATTACGTCCCGGGCCTTGTCCAGCTCGCCGTCGGCGAGGAACTTCCCGTACTCATCGGTCTTCGTCTCAATCTCAGTCGCCAGAGCCGCGCTGTCCGCTGTGGCGTCCTTGGAGAGGCGCCCTTCCAAATCTTTGATCTGCCCCTCGAGCGCCGCGATGCGCGTGCGGGCCTTCGTGTTCACCTCGTCGAAGCGGGCCTTCGGAATGGTGAGGGTCGCCTTGACTGGGGCCTCCGGCAGAAACTTGCCGTCCGGGCCTCGCGGGCGCTCTTCGTCCTTCTTCTCGTCGACTTTCGCCTCGGGATCCTTGAGGGGGTCCGGCGGAATGACGGGGGGCTCGACGACTACCTCCGGCTCGGTCGTGACTGCGACCTCGGGCGGCAGGGCGAAGCTGTCTCCACGGTCAGCCTTGGGCTCTACAACAGGGGCCTCAACAACTGGGGCGACGACTTCGACGATGGCTTCTTGGGTCATTTTGCTGCCTTTTTAGTGGGGGTCTTCGGTTTCGCCTTGGCGACCCTGATGGCGCTGTCGGCCTTCTCTTTGTTCTGCTTCGAGGAATGTTTCGCCTTCTGCTCGTTCTGCGCAGTGCTGTGGGCCTGCGCCTTGTCAGCCTGGTGGTCCGATACCGCGGCGTCGCCGACTTTGGTGGTGATCTCGTGCTGCTGATCGCGGGCCTGCATGCCCGCCTGGTGGTCCATCTCTTCGCGCTTCAGCATGTGGTCGGCCGCCTGCTTGGAGCGCTCGGCCCGGTTCTTGAGGATCTGCGTGGCCATCCCCTCGCCGCCGTCCTTGCCGGCCGGGCCGGGCGCCGCCGTGGCAATCTCCGCCGACTTGGCCTGGGCGTTCGCCGTGCGCAACAGCGCGTCGGCGGTGGTGGCCTTGGCCTCGGCTTCGATCTTGTCAACCTGGCCGACCTGCGCGCGCAGCGCCAGCTGCTTCTGCTCCTGCGCCTCGGGGCCGGAGCTGGCCTCGGTGAGCTCGCGCACCAGCGCGCGCTTCTCGCGGAGGAGCGAATGACTGATGATGACGTGGTCGGGAATCTGGATCCCCAGCTGCTTCATGGCCACGGCCTGGTCAAACTCGCTCTCTTCCTGCGTGTCCTTCGGCGGCATCGTGGTGATGACGATGTCATACTCGCCCAGCGTCAGGTCGTTGGTGATGCGCCCAACAGCGTCGTCGAACTGGTTGAGCTTGATGAACTGCTCGTCATCATTCTCCATCGAAGCCGCGGTGACCGGGTTGTCGAAAGTGACGCGGTAGATCCGCGGCTCCGTGTAGAACCGCTGGAAGCACGCCAGCACCCGCTTCGCGAGCAAGTACCGCGTGCGGTTCAGGTTGTCCTGCAGCCGCAGCTGGCTCACGCCCTGGCGCGCGCCCTTGGCCTTGATCGCCTTCGCCGCGACGTCTTCGCGGTCGTTGCCGAGCGAGGTGTCGGTAACGTTGGAGATCGTCTTGATGTGCTCCTCCGCCTTGAAGCTGATGCGCTCCAGGCCGGTGGGGATGGTGTTCGGCAGGATCTTCTCAGCGTCCTTGGGGTCGTCGAGCTCGAGCACGATGCCGGTCATGGCGCCGCGGGCCTCCAGCTCCTCGGTCGACATCCCTTTGAGCGAGCCCGTCTTGAGCTTCCATCCGGAGTTCGCCGTGGTGTTGACGACGTGCAGCTCCTGCGAGCTGACCTTATTCAGCAGCTCTTGCGGGTCGAGCAAGTTCTCCACCACGCCGATCGTCTTGCCGTGGCGGAACATGGGGAAGTACGGCACGATCGTGTTCGAGTCATAGGGCGACCACTCGTCGTGCAAGAGCACGCCGCCGGCGGTCGTTGTCCAGCGCCAGCGCTCGGTGAGCTTGTCGATGACCCCCAGGCCGTAGGTGTCCATGACCAGCTTGATCTTCTCGCGGTCCCAGCTTTCGGGCACAGGGCGCATGTCGCCGGTCAGGAGGTCCACGAAGAACTTCGCCTTTGTGAGTTTCTTGTGCTGGCGGTCGAGCACGCGCAGGTTGCGCTGGATCTCGGGCGCGGCGCCGGCGCTGCCGTAGTAGTTCATGTTCCCGCCGAAGCGCTCGTTGGAGCGCTGCATGGCGTCCATGTCGGTGGCCAGTGCGCCGCCGGCGCCGGCTTCCAAGGCGTCGGCGAACTTCTTGCCGTACTGGACCTCGATGTCGTTCGGCGCGAGCCACTTCGTGTGGATCACGTCTTTCCAAGTGTCCGGGTCGTAGTCTTCCGCGTCCGGGTCGATGACGATGTTGCGGGGGTTCGGCACCGTGATGGCCACCTCGCCCTGCATCGAGTCCTTGAAGCCCAGGCGCACGTCGTAGAACCCGCGCGAGGTGATCGCGCCGTCCTCGAACACGTCGGTCTCGAGCCACTGCAGCATGTTGTTCTGCGCCGTCTGCTTGAACAGCAGCTCTAGCACCGTCGACAGATTTTCGCCGTTGGCGTGCAGCGGCTTGAAGGTGGTCTCCGCGCGCGTGTTGATCTGGTCGCCAGTGAGGCTATTCACCGTCGAGAGGACCTTATTGATCGTCAGCGCCGGCCGCCGGACCGAGGCGAGCAGGGCCTTGTCAACAGGGTCCCATTGATCGCCGCGATAGAAGCGGTCGCACTTGTTGGCTTTGTCGATGAACTCGAGGTGGCCGTTGTCGCGCATGTAGATGTAGCGGACCCATTGGTCGTAGGCGATGGCGTCGTGGCTCATGGAATTCCTCTCGGTTAGGCAGCCATCGCCGACGGCTGGCCGAGGCCGCGCAGGTTCCGGAGCTTGTCTTTCCAGGACTTGACGACCTTGCTTTTGGGCACCGGTGGCGGCGCGCGGCCGACACACATCTGCGCAGCCCAGGCAAGGGCGTCGACCTGGTCATCGTGATTGCCACCGGCCTGGAACCGGAGCATTTCCCGCTCGAGCGCCGGGTACCACGGCGCCCCTTTGTTGAAGTAGACCTTCTTGTGCTGCATGCGGCCCTGCAACGGCGTCGCGCGCACGGCTTTGTCGGTGATCGGCTTCAGGAGCTCGATCGACGGGTAGAGCTGCCGCTCCTGGCAGCGTTTCTTCCAGATCGCGCTGATCGAGCGCCAGATCTGCCCATCCTCCACGCCGATGCGCAGCGGGAGGTGCTTCTCATACGCGTCGAGCATGCGGTCGACGATCAAAAACCCATCCTCGGACTTGAAGCGGTCCATGTCGCGCACTTCGAGGCAGTCGTCGCTGTCCTGCACGACCGTGACGCCGGCGGTGCTGTCGGCCTTCTGCTTCTCAGTGATCGCGAAGTCCCAGGCTTGGTAGCAGTACCCCTTCGGGCGGTCGAGACCAGGGATCTGCACCACACTCAGGAACTGGTCCTTGGCGAAGAACACCCCGTCGTCGGGCACTGGGTTCTGCTGGTAGAGCGCCGACCAGTGGCGCTTGGTCAAGGTCTTCTCAATCCGCTTCAACATCGGCAACGTGTAGCGATCCTCGTGCAGCGATTCGCCGACCTTGCGCACGAGGAGCGCGCCGGCGGGGATCTCATCGGTCGACGGCCGGTACAGGTTGTAGTCGGCGTCGAGGTACTCATCCTCTTCAGCAATCGCCGGGAACCGAATGATTTCGAACTGGTCGGCCTCAGGGTCCTCGGCCATCTGCAGCTGGATCCGGCCGGCGCCGTCGTCCTCGTTCCACCACGTTTGAATCCACAGCACGCCGCCGCCGGGAGAGAGCCGGGTGTAGGCCGTGGAGCCATACCAGTCCCACAGCTGGTCGCGGATCAGCAAGGAGTCCGCCTCGATCGCGTTCTTGATCGGGTCGTCGATCGCCAGGACGTGCGCGCCCTTCCCGGTGATGCCGCCTCCGACGCCGGCGGCAATGTAGCCGCCGCCCTCGGTCGTCAGCCACGCCTCGGTGGCCTGGCTATCCGGGTCTAACTTGCTGTTTTCAAAGGTTTTTTCGTACATCGGGTCGCGCAGCAGCGCGCGCACCTTGCGGGAGAACCCGGTCGGCAGGGAGATGTTGTAGGACGCCGCGATCAGCTCGTGGTGTGGGTACCGGCCGAGGTGCCAAGCCGGGAACATCTCGCTGGCCAGCGTGGACTTCCCGTGCCGCGGCGGCATCAGAATCAGCAGCCTGGGCGACTGCTCCAGCTCGACGGCCTTGCTGAAGACCTCGAGCTTCCGACAGATCGCCTTGTGCACCCAGCCGGCCTTGTACCGCGGGCGGTGCTGCTCCACGAACGGGAGCAGGCGCCGGCGCTGCAGCTCGCGCTTCGCGACGGCCGCGCGCGCGGCCAGGGCGCGGTCAGCGATCCGATCGTTCTGGAATTTCGCGAAGTTAGGCGGGTATGCCATCAGGCGGGTCGGTCTCTGGGGCGGGCAGCAACACCATCGCTGCGTCCTCCGAGCCGCCCTCGCCGTCTTCATCATCGGGGACCCTCACGGACTCCCCTTCAATGATCAGCTTGACCAGCTCTTCATCAGACAATTCTTCGATCTGGGCCACGGTGGTCGCGGCGCTCACTGAAACCTGCAGCTGCTTGACCTCCGGGGCGTAGTACCCACAAATTTTAGCCACCTCACGCAGCGCGGCGACCATCCCAATGGCCTCCGCCTGCAGTTTCGCCGCGTCGAAGGCCTCCATCAGCTTGTCTATGACGTCTTTTCTCGAAACGTCACTGACCTTTTCGACCCGAGCGCGCTCTTTTTCGATCGCTTCGAGGACGCGCGGGGTCTTCAGCAGCCGACAGGCCTCGACTTTCGGAAAGGCGTAGCCTGCCGCCTTGGCCGCCTGGCCCTGCAGCATTCCATGGCGGGCGTAGTTGATAACGAACGCCTTTTGCTGCGGCATTAGATCGGGGCTGCCCATATAAGCGCCTGATTATACGTGAGTCTGACCCCCAGTCTAACAAATGGTTT